ACTGCAGCCTGCGCATAGTCCTGTGCAAACCGCCAAGCCTCCTTGCTGTTGTTAACAAGCCCTAGGCGGGCAGCGTGATCAAGGCCAGGTTGCAGGTTGCGCACGTATTCAAACGACTGGCCCACCATGGTTTTGAAGGCAGAGTCAACAGATACTTGCAAGCGGCTGCTGAGATTAAGGGTTTGCCACAGTCGCCTTTGCGCTATGGCCCAGTTGTTTCTGTCTTGCACTGACACCCAAGGCAAGGTGTTTAGGTTCCATTCGCCCTTAGCAGCAGTATCAATAAGTTCGGCATTGGCATCTTGCTTTGCCAAGCGGTCCAAGAAGTCCACCTGGCTGCGGTCTAGGTCAAAGAGGCCGCGGCCTACCTTGAACGACTCCACGCCCATACGGAAAGCGTTAGCCAAATTGCTGACGTATTGGCCGTAGATCATTAACGACCGGCTAGCCCGCTGTGGGTTGCCAGTGACCAGTGCACCTACAGCTTGCGTAAACGGCAGTTCCACCGTGCGCAGGGCGCTGTTAATAACGTTGCCCCACAAGGTGACGCCTGATGACAACAGCTGGCTGGAGCGGTACATCATTAGACCTTCCGCTCCAAGGCCTACGCTTTTGTTCATCTTGGAATAAAAGCCTTGGCTAAAGCCAGGTGTAACGGCGCCTTGCGCCATGTTGAGAGCTAGGGCTTGCAGCTCCTCAATCACCTTGGGGTTGTCGTATTGGCCAGTGACAATGGCCTCACGAGTTTCGGGACTGATCTTGGCGCCGATGGTGTCAGCAATCAGCTCTTCTTGGTCCTTGGCCAGCTCTTTTTCAAAGTCAGCGCCAATGCTCTTACCAGGTTGCACCACCTCAACATCGACCACAGCAGCAGCTGCGTCGCCGTCCTTAAACGGAACAGAGCCAGGCTCAGGCCGTGGTATTTGGGTGCTACGCAGCAACTGACCCAACGGTCTAGTAACAGATTCAAAGGCACGGTTGGCACGATCCTGCTTGGCCGCGGCAGTCACCAGCTCAGCAGTCAACTGGCCCATGTCGGCAGCTTCGTCCACAACGCTGTTGAGCCAGCGGTTGGCAGCAACACCTGCTTCCAGGTTTGTGCTGTCAACCAACAAGGCCATTGAGCGCATGGCAACTAGGTTTTCTTTGTAGGCCGACAACGGGCCGCTCAGGCGCTTCAAGTTTTCAAATACTGCTTCGGTGCTGTAGTTGTTTCTTGCAAGCCATGCAGCTGTATCACTGGCAATCTGCTCGTCAGTCATTGTCCGAATGCCGGTGGCATCAGACCGACTTACCAAGTCGCTCCAAGACCGGTAGCCCTCAACCATGGCCTGTGGCTGGACAGGTTGATACGTGGTGGCACCAGAGGGCGACTCAATCTTCTGGATGTTATTAGCCAGCAGATCGTCAATAGTCATCTCACCGGCATCAATAGCTGCACGGTTGGCTTGGATTTGCTCTGCAAAGCGACGAGCCCATTCGTCATCCGGCACAGGTGCCTGGACAAGCGTGGGGGGAGCAGGGGGCGCAGGAGGAGCAGGGGGCTCATCCGTCAAGCCTGTGCCGTACTTCTGGGCTAGCTGCTGATCTCGCAGGGCAATGCGCTGCTCTAGCGGCAGGTTTGAAGCTGCTCTTGCAAGCAGGTCATCCAGCTGCTGGATCTCCTGTTGAGTGGGGCCAGCAGCAGCCGCAGGGGGTGCAACGGCCTCTGCTTCGATGGCGTCACGCTGGGCGTAGTAGTCGTTGTAGGCCTTGAGCTGAGCCTCGTATGCCTCGCGGGCAGCAGCGTCTACATCTGTGGCCACACCAAAGCCTTGAGGATCGGCTTGCTGTTCCGGGCGAGTGACCTGCGGTGGCGTGGGCAGTTCAGGCTCAGGGCCCAGGGCTGCGATGCGAGCCTGGATGTCAGGTGGCGTTACCGCTTGCTCAGGTGCAGCAACTGCGGGAGGAACTGCTGCATCGGTTGCCGGAACGGCTACCTCGTCAGCGGCACGGGCTACAGGTGCAACGGCTTGAGGCGTTACGGCCTGGTCAAGCGGGGTAGCTGCAGGAGCAACCGGTGCTTGTTCTGCAGGCAATTCATCAGCAGCTTTTCTGAACTTGTCAGCCAACTTAATCATCGACTTGCGGGTGGCTGCAGAAACTTCATCAATGCCGCCTTGCCCTGGCAGTGCGTAATCGCTGCGGATGCTTTGCTCTAACGCTTCCAGCTGTGGCCGTGTCAGCCCTTGCTTTAGATCAACTCCAATTTCCCCCATCAAGGTGGAGTTTGACGTTTCCAACTCACGACGCTGGGTGGCAGTGAGCTTGACTTGCGCTCGCGGCTCAGGTGCAGCTACTGCAGGGGGTACTGCTGCTTCTGTCGCTGAAACAGCAACCTCGTCAGCCTCACGGGCAACAGGTGCGGCAGCCGGGCTAGGAACCTCAACGCCTCTTCCAATGTCTTGCAGAGTGTTAAGGGCACGTACTTGTTCTGCAGCATCAGTGCCCTGCTGCGTCATAACCTGCTTTAGGTCGTTAGCCGCTTCAGCTGCGACAGCAGCAGCAGTAGGCCTTTCTTCAGGCGTTGCGTTACGCAGGCGTTCCACGTACTTACCTGCGCGGAAAGCCCGCATCAGGAACTCGACAGTGGAACCAACAAACACGCCTTCTACGGCGTTCTTAAGACGGCCCTCGACGCCTACGTCACCGGGCTTGGACTTGAGGTAGTCTAAGAAAGGATACTCCAACGGAGTGCCTGTAAGCTTTTCTTTAAACTTGTCGGCCAGGTCATACAGGCGGCCTTCGTTTTGGTCAAAGCCAGCAAAGTCGATTAACGCACCAGTCGCTGCGCCTTTGCCTACCAGGTTGCTTGCTACGGCCTCAACACCACCAACGGCGACAGTTACAGGCTTTTGCAGCTTTGGTGTCAGCTTGGTGATCTGCGCAGCCTTATAGGCTTGGATCGCATCACCCGCTTTGTCAGTGGCTTTTACAACTCGTGCTGCACCAGGCAGTGCCTTAAGGCCAGCACCCGCTAGGCCTACAGCTTTGGTGGCAGGGAAAAATTCAATAGCTACTTGAGCAATGCCAGTGGCTAGGTCCTCAGCAGGGCCGCTGCTTTTTGCCTTAGCCAAAGGCGGCAGGAATCCCAAGAAGGGTGCATCTGGCATCTCCTTGCTGGTGGGTTTAATTGCTTTGTCACCAAACGCAGCAGGGATGTCAGCTGTTACAAGGTCGCTGGCCTCTTGCAAGAAGTTGCGGGTTGCATTGGTGATGACCCGCAGCGTTGCCTTGTTAGCGCCTGGCCCCTCAAGGGCCCGCGCATATGCCTCGTTACTTGCTCCAAGGGCCTCAGGGATACTGCGACCACGCTGCAACACATCAAGGGCTGTACCTATGGAGCTACCGCCTGCCTGCAGCACAAGGCCTACAGGCGTGTTGGCAAGGAATTGAAGCAAAGGATTGGCGTTTGACTGCTGGGGTGCCGCAGCTGGCTTAGCAGCTGGCTTAGCAGCAGCCCTTGGCGGGGCGACGTACACCTCCCGAACCTCGCCCGTCTGCGAATCCTTGATCTGTTGATACGGCATGGCTTAGTTACCGCGGAGGAAGCGGACTGCGTTCTGATAATGCCCGCCTTTAGTCAAGCTTGGCAGGGCTTTGCGGACAGATGTTCCATTTGAATCCTTCCAGTCAAGACCGCCTTGCGCAATGTTGGCGACATTGCCAGTAAGGATTGCAGCGTATATTTCTTGGGCGCCATGGCCCGGCTTGACGCCTCTGGCCTTGAGATACCGGACGACAGGACCTAAGACCTGTTGCTCAAAATTCATAGTGCTGCGATAGCCATAGGTCTTTCGTTCGGAAGGGCCAAACTGAATTAGCCCTTGGTAGTTGCCGCCGTCACCGCCTTTGATGTCCTTGGCAAAAGTGCCACCAGTCTCAAGCGAAATCACAGCAGCAAGATCAACAGGGCGGATTCCGAGCTGGCTAGCTGCGTTAATAATTGATGACCGCTGACCAATAGTGGAGTTGATGCCACCACTGCCTCTACTGGCAGTTGCTATTACAGGTTGGGCCGCAGCTGCAGGAGGCACAAAGGCATCAAGCACGGTGCTGGCAAATTGCAGACCAAGCTTTTGCGCTATTGGCAGGTAGCGGTTGGTAGGCACCATGGCCAAGCCACCACTGCCTGTTGGGGTTTGTGACACCAGGTCACCGCCATCAAGCTCTTGCAGGCTTTTTTTCTGTTCATTAGTAAGAGGAACGCCAAGGTTCGCTGACTGCTTTATAAAGAACTCGCTGGGCTTCATGCCCGTGCGGCGAATAATGTCCTTGGCTTTGCTGTCTAAAGGTTTGCCACTAAGAATGGTGTCTAATTGCTTTTCCAAGCCTGCCTTGCTGTAAACCAAACCTGTTTCAGCTTGACGTTGCAGCCTTACATTTTGCTGCGGATTGCCTCGTGAATCACTTGTACTTTGTAAAAGGCGAAGAACAGCTTCCGGCGAGTCGCCAAGTGGGGCCTGTCGTTGTCGCTGAGGCAAAGATTTGCTCAGCGCATTGCTGTGTAAATCGCCTAGCTGTCTCGTGAGGTCTTGGCCTGGATTTTTTCGGATTAAGTCATCGCCTGCTCTATACAAGGCGCCCAAAGCTTGATTAAGCTCTCTAGCTTCTTTTGGCGTAAAAGTCTGATCACCGTCTGACCCGGGGAGAGCGTATTGAAGCTCAAGGCGTTTCTTTAGGTCATCTTGGAAACCACGTAAAATTTGATAGTTGGCTCTGTTGTCTTCTCGGTTGCGGCTGGCTTGATTAGCCAGAAAGCCTTTAGCGGCATTAAAGCTAATCTGTCCTGAATCTTGCGACTGCATAATGCGTTGCGTGAAATCAGCATTGGGGTTCTGCGCCATCTCAGCCCACAGGTTTATTTCATTTTTTTCTTGCACTGGCTGCACGTAACCAGTATTGATTCCTGAGGTGTGCTTTTTAACAGCCTCTTCATAAGCCAAAGCCTTGTTTGGATCCTTGGCGTAAAGCTGACGGCCACGAGCTAGCAAGATATTTTCCGTGGCTTCAATCTTGGCAGGATCTGCCAGGACCTCTGGTGTAAAGGCAGCTGCAATGTCAATCCTTACTTGTTCCTGTGCATCACGGCTATCAAGACTGTCTTGCAGGTTTTGCTGACCAACTACCTCTTTCCGCAAGTCGTCCATTATTTCGTACAACTTGGCCATGCCGCCAATTTCTTGAAGCAAAAAGGGGCGCTTGTCGCCATCGGCCACTGGGCCGACCCGTATCTGTGCAATCACTTCAGGCACACGCGAAAGCGCAAGCTTGGATTTGCTGTAATTGCCTTGGCCAGCAGCCAGCACTGACCTTACAAACTCTTTAGCAAACCCTTCTTTTTCTTTTTGATACTCCTCATTGGTTTGACCGCTTTCGCTCCAAAACCCATCAAGACCATTGGTAAGGTCAAATGCAACTTGTGCTGGTGACAAAAGACCGTTGACCAGCGTCATGGCTGCGCTGTCACGCTTTGCGCCTAAACCTTCTTTAGCCTTTTGTGTTTTGTAGCCACCAAACCGTTTCTCTTGATCTGAAGCAGCTGAGCCGTAGATGGCCCCTAGCAGTTGTTGATTGGCCTGATATACCTCAGGCAAGATGCCCATGGTTCCGTTCGGGAACATTAAGGCAGTTACCAACTGCTGGTACGCAGGGTCGCTAGCTGGTACTGAATTAACAGGACGACCATCCAGCAAAGTTTTGGTTTGCGCTACACGTTCCTTGAGGGTGGCGGCGTTGCTTTTGATGTAAGCGTCTTGTATCCCAATAGTGGCGTAACGCAGGGCTCGGGGATCAGCAGCTTGAAACCGCTGCATCAAGACGTCGTAGCCCGCAAGTCCTTGCGCCTTGCCTTTTTCAAGGTGCTTTTGCAGGGATTGCAAGCTGTCAAACGTACCGGCTTGAGCAGCTTGCATTGCCAATGCGCCGCCTGCAGCCTTGGCGTTTTCGTCAGCAATCTTGTCCCTGGTTTCTACTGTTCTTTGCAGGGCGTCAAAGAACGTGCTGAAGCTTGATAGGGACTTAGCCAACGCCCCCATGTTGTCAACGTATGGCGGCGTCGGTGATTCCAGCACCCGGCTCTCCATCGTCACCGGGTTAGGTGGTGTGTAGGGCCGCGGCAGTGGCGACACCACGGGGTTCTGTGCCCGAGCAACGCCAGGAGGCGACGGGATCTGCATAGGGCCGCCCAGAGTGGGCCCTTGGCCTGGCGCAGAGAAGGTGTCAACAATGCGCTGTACGACCTGCAGGGCCGGTGCTGCTAGCTCGTTACCAGCAATCGGCGCCTGGCTGCTTGATTCCGGAATGCCACCCAAAAGCCTGGCCGGTGTCGACCTGTCGGTGTTGCCGTAAGCGGGGCCGAGAGTAGGGCGTGCCATCGGTTAAGACCTCCCGGGTAGCTTCCCGGTCTTTTTGGCGTAGTTGTAGTTGTCTACGGCGGTAACAGTATTGGCTATGCCTGTAGCGCCGGCGCTGGCCGCACTGATGTTGTAAGGCGTCATGCTTACAGACGACTTGTACACAGGAGCCCCCGCCACCTCGCCTCTAGTAACTTGCTGACGCACTGGTGCGACGCCATACACTGGCGCCACGCCACCACCAGGGGCCAAAGCCCGCCCTTTAATTGGGTCAACAAATGGCTGCTTGATGTAAGGCTGCTCTGAAGCCTTACGTGCCGCGTATGTAGCCTGGCTGCCGCGCTTTTGTTCCTGCAAGTCTCTGCTTGCAAAAGCCAGGTTGCGGTTAGTGGCGTAATCAAACTGAGCTAGTTGTCGGGAGTAATCAGCTAGCAAGTTGTCCACGACGTTGCCAGTGCGGCCTGATGCACGCACAGCTGCACGCTCTTGGGCTATTTCCTTTTGAGCCTTGAGCTTGCTTTGTGCGGCAGCTTGCTCCTCTTGCATAAAGCGCAAGTCAAGCAGGCGTAGGTCGTTGCCGTAAGCAATGCCTGCCAACTCAGAATTAAGCTCCATCACCGATTTTTGTTGTTGTTCCCTTTGCAGCTCAAAGGCACGGTTAGCAGCAACCTGAGCTTGTTGGTACTCGAAGTTTTGCTGGTTGACAGCTAGCTCGTACTGGTACTGCCGCTGCTGCTCAGCCATTTGGTAGTCAAATTGCAAGGATGCGTTGCGGTACTCAGCGTCACGCTGTGCCACCTGGTTCTGATAGTTGTACTCAGCCATGCGCAGCTGCTCTTGAAATTGGTAGTCCATTTGCCGCTGTGCTTCAGCAAACTGGTACTGCGTTTGCATTTGCTGCGCCGCGTACTGTTGTTCAACCTGCTGCTGAGCCGCCCGGCCCTGAGCAATAGAGCCATAGATTCCAAGCCCTGCTGATACAACAGAGCTAATGACGGAAACTGCAGCTACAGCGGCTGGACCACACATGGGCTTACTTGGCAGAACTCCAAAAACAATCGACCTTCTGCACCATAGTTTGGATGCTTAGCGACAAAGGTAAAGCCCATCCATTGGATCCATCGTATGTGAACCGTGTTACGGGCATCGACGCAATTCCACAGCACAGCGTAGGTCTTGAACAACTCTTTGAGATACGCCTTGACCTCCCTCAAGAAACGGACGCGAATGCGCCGGTCACCAACTAGCTCGTCGGTTCCCAGCATCCATACTCGTCCCACCTTACCTGCATCAGGCGTAACGCCCCACATGGCTATGGGCTCGTCCTTGCTGTTGCAGATGGTCATGCAGGGCTTGCCTGCCATAAAGCAAAACAGCAGCGCCTCCTTGGGCCCTAGGCCCTCACCTGCCAGTACCTCAGCCACGTCCTCCTTGCGCATGTTGGCGGCGACCACAGGGATGTCTGACGCCTTGGTAATGCGCGTATAGCCAACCGTCACAGGCGTTGCGTGCGGCTGTAGTAGTTGCCCTCCCATTCTGCCGACTGAATACGGCAGGGCAGTGGGCTGCTGCTCCTGATCTCAATCTTGGTGTCGATGTTCTGTGCCATCACAGGCACGCGAAACTTGCCCACCATCTGCGGCACCTGGCCCAGCTTTACGCCAGCATCACCCATCAACAACCCGTTGTAGGGGTGCTTCTTGGTGTCCCTGCCGCGGGGTGTGACCCACATCTCGAAGTGGGCGCTCTTGTCGTGGATCAGCGTCCAAGTACGCATCTGCAGCCTGGGGCCGCCAATCACTGCAATGCCCCCACCTTGGGGCTGCTCCTTCAGATACGGAGTAGAGAACTCGTACCGCATGTCGTACAGCTCGCCAACAAAGAACTTGGCTGCCGTCAGGTCACCGCGCACTGTGATGGTGTTTGCAGTTTGGGTAATCGGGAAAATTACCTTGCCTGGTTGAAGGGTGTTGCCTGCGTGCTCTCGCCCCACTACCACCATCTGTGCTGCAGTGTTGCGGGGATACGGCAGCGTAATGGTCGATTGCAAATCCAAGCCGCTTGGGTTGGTAAGCGCAGTTGTACAGGTAGCCTCCGTTGCCTTGCGATCTACCAGCAGCTCGTAGCCGGCGCCTGTGTCCACGTTCTCTGGGCGAACAACCACCCTTTCCAGGTACACGCCGTCCGCGTACTCAACGACGCAGTACAGGTCGCTGTCAACAAACTGGATGCCAATGATTGACTTGGCGCCTGACACCTCCCAGTAGGACCAGGCGCTCTGCAACTTTTGATCCCCTTGGAAAAAGAACTTGTAGAAGTAAATCCGCTTGGGCTGGCTTTTAGCGACCAAGGCCACAGACTCTTCCGACACGGTGGCTGTCATCTGGGCAATGTCGCTGGGTATAAACCGCGGCACCGCTGAGGTCACCTCGTCTGATGCAGGTACTGGGCTGGTGGTATCTGGCAGGAAGTATTCCCGCAGGCCACTGAACTCACCACGGGGAATTGCAAAGAAAATCGTGCGGCCCGCAGCTACTGGATCTACGCCGTCGTACAGCTCAAAGGCTGTCATTGCCGTGATGTTGGCGCTCTTGGGCGTAAGGGGCTGAACGGTCAGCGAACCGCTGTCCATGCGGAACTGACCGTGCCGTGAGAACAGGAGCAGGGTGCTGGCAAATGGCACCGCAGCCAACAAGATGTTGACCTGGTTACCCCCACAGCTCAGGTCGATTGGGTCTGAGTCCAAAACCGTCTGCACGGTTTCAGGAAAAAACCGCTCAAACTCATCAGCTGCCGACATCACCACGTTCTCGTCGGTCAACAGAGCCAAGCGGTTGCGGAATATTGTCAGGTTGTTGATCGCTCGTCCTATGAAGCTGGGGTTTGGGGCGCTGTTGACGTCACCTGCCTTACGAGGCGACCAGTCAAATTGCTTAAAGGTGTAGGTGTTGTTGCTGTTGCGTACCAGCACATGGGGCATGGTCGCTGGATCTAGCTTGTAGTCGATGCCCGGAGCTACGGTCTCTCTCCACACCCCTGCACCAAAGCCGCTGCCGGTGTTTGTCTCAAAGATCAAATACCAGTCGTCAAACTCTGAAGCCGTGTTGCCTTGTATCTTTACAATGAAGCCGTGCAAGGCGATGGTAGGTAGGTCGGTAATGCCGCTTACCACTCCTTTGATCGCACGAATTGACTGGCCGTCATAGCCGTCAGTGGCAGAAAGGGTGTAGTCGCTACCGTCATTTTTCTGGATGTTGATGATGTAGTCATTGGCTGTAATGGTGAACGCCCCTCCCAGGGCCGACGCCAAGCTGTTACGCAAATTGGTGGCAATGGTCGGTGTGGTGGGTTGACCGCTGCCGACAACAGGCGTTGTAAAAGTCACAGTGGTGTTATTGACCGTGACTGAATACGTGGTGTTGTATTCAGCAGCCTTTACAAACACCATTGACTTTGTGCCCCAGGTTGGGCTTTTGTCTCCGCCGCCAGTAAGCAACGCAGGTACTTTCTCTCGATTCACAATGAAGGTGAAGTCAGCAACGGAAGCCACGCGGAACTGTTTGCTGGGTTCTCCTGTGACATCCAGGTAGTTCAACCCGTTAGGCGCTGTAACCGTGCGCAATGTGCCGTCTAGGTCAAACACCTTGATGGCTTGGTCTTGCAGCAGCACGCCCCAGCGGTTGGCTCCGTCCCGGTCCACCACCGTAAAGAACGGACGACCAGTGCCTGCAGTGCCTGCAAAGATTTGCTTGAGGTGGCTAAAGGGAGGGCGTTTCTTAAGGCCCTCTACAGGGCTGGGCAGGCAGTTGATAACGGCCTCAGCCTGGGATGCCAAGCGCAGCGCCGCAGGCTGCTGACTTACCCCGTTGATCAAGTTGGGGATGGTGCTGCTAACTAACGGCATGGCTTAACGACGCAGGGCTTGTGTGGGGATGTAGCTCAGGTAGGGGCCTGCAATGTTGGGGTTACCCTGCAGCATGCTGTGGTTTGTAGTCGTTGTCTCTATTTCCATGAAAGCCGTGCGGGCCTCATACTCCATGATGTAGTTAATTTTTTCCAGGTCTGCAGAACCAATGACGGATTGCTGCAGCTCACGGCCAGCTGACACGGCAATCAGTCGACGGGCGTGCTCTGGTAGCTCATCCCACTCCAAGCCATAGGACACATCAGCCTTAATGTCCTGGGTAAAGACGTAGGTGCCAGCCTTGCGGTTGTACAGCTTCTCGCCTCGCTGCACAACGTCCAGGCTGGGGTAGTCAAAAGGGTTAACCTCAACGCGCAGTGCGTTGGTGGGGACTTTGATCTCGTTTGTGGCGTTATCCCGTTGCAGCGTGCGTTGGTAGTCGGTGTTAAACGACCAACCCTCCATCATCAGTTTGCGACTAGCGGTTATGAGGGCATCGCTTGACTGTTGAGCTAAGCCAAACTGCCCGTCTACAGCGTTGACCGGGGCTTCGCCCGCCATCCGCAGCACCAGGTTGACGGCCTCAAGGTATGTGGTGCGAGTGAGGGTCATGGCCTAAGTCGCAAAAGGAAAAGAAAGGGGGCCCGAAGGCCCCCGCACCTTATTAGCTGAAGGTGAGTTCGATGGCGCAGTCAGGGCGCAGCACGTTGGTGCCGCAAGCCATGGAGCCGACCATGAACGTGCCTTGCCACAGGGCATGGATGTCAGAGCCGGTCTGTTCCATCTTGAGGTCCA